ACCAGTGAATCCATTGTACTCTGATATTACAATACGAAGTAGTTCCTTGTTGAAGCCCTTAGTACCTAGAGACTTACCCAGTTCAGGGAGAGCTAGGTTAATAGCATAAGCTTCTTGGAAGTTCTGAGCCACCCATATCTTAGCCGCGTTAGCCGCTTCCTCTGCCGCACCTTTAACGATGGTTCCGTTGGCAAGAGCATTTACATAGTCAGCACGGTTCTTAACATACTTGTCAAGCTTAGCCTGTAACTTATCCTGCCCTGTAGCACTCAACTTATCCTCTACAGCTTGACGCATGATGTGGTCAGCCTGTTGACGAGCACTTCCTATTAGGAAACTCACCTCAGCGGCATCTATCTTACCGTCATTCCCACGTAGTTCCAGTAGCTTTGTATCAAGCTTCTCTGTACTCTGGGATAGTTGTAGACCATTCTTAGTTAAGATGGTGTTGTCAGATGCCTCACCACGTTTAATGGTCAGCTCCATCTGTGCCAGCTCTGCTGTGTCTCTAGCTTTCTGAGTCATAGTTTGCTTAGCTTGGTCTTCACTCTTACCAGTGCTTGCCATAAGGGTTTGCACCTCTAGGTCAAACTTAGCTACAGCGGCTATCTTGTTCTTAGCCTTAGCATCTGCTATCTGCTCTGCACTACCCTTAGTAAATGTCACAGCAGGGCTACCAGAGGGATTACCCGTGGTAGGTGCATAGATATTACGGAGTGGTTCTGTAATTAAGGAGCCGACCAAGGTGTTACTTCCACGCTTGAGAGCGATGTTATACATCACCCTAGCCTGCTTCTCGCTTATCAGATTCCTCTCCAACGCTTGTTGTAGTCCACGGTGCGTCAGGTTAGCACGTCTCAATGCTATATCAGTCTGTTCAGAGAGCTGACGAGCATCAATAGTACCACCATTATTAACCTGTGCATCTGTAAGAAGGTTAGCTCGGTCTTCCTCAAGGAGGTCGACGTTGCTATTCACTTCTATTTCTGTCAAATCATTACCAGCAAAGCTGTCGGAGATAGCTTGTTGTGTTCCCTTAGCAACACCCTTAGCTACAGCACCGGCAGTGCCTGCTACCGCTCCTATCCTCTCTTCACGAAAGTCAGCACGCTTGTGGCTTGATTGTGTTTGCGTTACTTTCTCACCCGCAATAGTGCTTTGCTTTAGTTCAGCCATAATTATTGTCCTTTAACTCGTTGGTTCTGTCTTGACATTGTTGTGTTAATAAATTCAAATCCCTTTTCTTCTTGAGCAATCATCTCTAATTTCAAATCCCTGTATGTCTTGAACTGGTCAAGCTTAGGGTCATCCATTATATCATTTACTCGGTCTAGCAGTTTCATCCACTGTGAAGAAGGTCTATTACGAATGATTGCCTTAACAATCAAAGCTGATGCTCGCCGTGTACCGTCATCAGTAGCTCCATACATGTTCTGCATAAGACGAGCTACCAGTTTAGCCTCACTCATAAAGAATGGTGTAGCCCCCTTGGTACCGCCTTGCATCTCACGTAACCTACCAGAAGCTTCATACGCCTCAGAGAGTTCCGTTGATTGAAAGCCTGCTATATTCATAAAAGCTGTTTGACCATTCATCGTCTCAAAGTTGACTAAGTATTCACCGTTCTTCTTGAACGCTGGATTGTTAATCATCATAAACGCATAGTAGTCCTTGATGTTACGAGACAGGGTTGGTACGTCTGCTATTGCATCAACCAATATCCTTGCTCCCACTACCAAGTCCTGAGCGAATGTGGCATCATCATCAATGTCTGTGTACAGGTCGAATGCTTTAAATGTATACTCAATGTTGTTAGAGTAACGTTTAGCAACATTAGCCGATGGACCACCTAGAGCCTTCCATACGGATTGACCCTGTGTGAACACCTCATACGTGTCTTTAAATACATCAGTACCTAATGACATACGAGTTGTCATATCCACATTGACATTAAACTTCTCATTCATCATCCAGCCTAATGCACCAAACTTGAACAGCGATGCCTCAGCAGGAGATAATTCTTCTGGACTAATACCAGCCATGTGCATCAGCTCTACTGTTATAGGCTCTAACAATGGAATACCTGTAACACCTGCAAGTGCTGTAGGGATTGCTCCAAGTTGTACCTTCTCTAAGTTAGTCAGCTCATCTGTACCACCCATGCCCTTAGGTAACACCTTCTCAAAGTATTTACTTATTACCTGCTTGAACTGTAACGGAATGGATTTCATTCCTTTGTTCAGGTCAGATTGATTAGCTCTACCCATGTTGAGACGGTATATCTCAGTACGTTTCATAATCTCATTCAGAGCTTGCTCGTTTCCAAGAAGGTCTGAAGTCTTGCCCACCTTATACTTAGCCTTGTACCACTCAATAGCTGTGTTAAAAGCCCACCGAGTGTTTGTTAATTCACCCTGCTCATAGAACACAGTGTGCTTAGACATAATCTTCTGAGCAATGTTAGCATCATAAGGAAGGTTCTTCATCCATACAGAGGTGTAGTCAGCGTTACTGTTGATTACGTTCTCACGTAAACCTGTACGAGCCCATAGCTCATAGCCATCAGCAAACTCATCCATACCCTTACTGCGGTAGAAGTCCAATCCTTTCTTAAGGAGCACAGGATTATCAGCTATAATATCTAGCTGAGAGAAACCTATTACTCTCGGCATAACCTTCAAGGCATGTACAGGGTTAATAGCCATAGCTACAAAAGCACCTGATGCTTGAATAAGAAGCTGTGCTGGGTTGTATAAGCCTAGCATGTGCATGAATGTAACACTCCGTACTACATCCACAGGTTGTAATCCCCTACCAGAAGCCTGATATAAGAACTTGGGAGTCCACTGGAATCCCGGAATACTACTAATAGGACTCCGTTCAAGAGCCTGTCCTAGCTCTAATATCTTACGGCTTGTAGCCACTTCATCTGCTGTTGGTATGTTACTGATGAAGGCTATCTGGTCGTGCATGTCCTTAAGCAATGCTTGAGTCTTAGACGACAGATTACTTACCTTGTCTGTATGGATGAGGTCATTAATCTTATTAAAGTTAAGACCCTCACCTGTTATTGCGTTAGCCGTAGCTATAGCACGAGCTTCCATACCTAGTCGCATTAGATTAATAGGATATTGTTTACCGATGTGGTTAATATATCCTTGTAATGCTTCAAAGGAGTTAGCAAACTCAGCAACACCATCCTGTCCTACAAACTCAATCTCCTCAGTCTTACGAGCTCCAGAGTGCATGCCCCCACGGGAATGATTAGTATCGTACAAGAGCTCACTCTCAGGGATACCCCTGTCAGGGATTATCTCATACTTAGTCTCATCACCATTACGAGCCATGTCATCTACCCACTTCTGGGCATCAGCCATGTTGTCTGACCACGCTCTAGTCACCCTTGTAGTGCTCTTAGTCGCTCCAGATAAGATACCCTCACGACTTGTCTTGATATAGAAGTGACCATTCGTACGAGCTTTAGGGACATAACCTTCAATACGGTTAAGCACCTGAGCCCCACGAGGGTCTACAATATCTGAATCTTTAACGAGAGCCCACTGTGTACGTGTCTCTCCCTTCTTGAATAACTGTTGGTTACTGTCAGAACGCATCAGCTTGTAGCCTTTTTCATACCAGTTGTTAACAACAGCTTCATCAGATAGGTCTGTAAAATGCTCAAACCTATATAAGCTACCCCTACCTGTCTCATTCTGGAAATGATTACCCATCACTAAGATGTGAGGGCTCTTGTCATTATCAGGAGCTGTATTGTAGAAAGCATTCCAAGCTTTGTTAGGGTTGTCATATGCCTTAGCAGGTACAGACTGTCCATTAAGGTCAGCTATAGAGATGCCACGTATAGAGAGATTCTCAGTGAATCGCTTGTTCTCCATAGTGTGTAGGTTGTCCATCACATTACGATAGCCAAGATAAGCCTTAGCTTCCTTGTCGGTTAAGGTGATGTTCTCAGGACCTACCCCTAAGTCAGGATTGGTAAGCTCATCATATGTGTAAGCCTTCTTATCCTTAGCACCACGTCTCAACACTTGGTCGACATTCGCGGCACTTGTTTTATTCAAACCTTTGAAAGCATCCTTAGCCATCTGGTCAAGTGAATTGACTAGACGAGCTTGTTCAGGACTAACTCTTTCAACTAAGCTCACGAAGAGGTGACGCAGTGTACCCGTCATACGAGCATTAGGGTCAAGCCTTAGGAAGCCATCAATATATTCTGAGTCAGCACTCTTCAAACCTTTAACACCTTGAGTGGTGAAGGCTATGTTCTTAGATTCTTTGACATACTTGCCCGGAAGTACATTACCTTTCTTATCCAGCTTCTGACGTTTGTATGTGACATTGAAGCTAGTGTTATCCACTTGCTCAAGAATCACACTACCTGACTTGATGGTATCCTGTTTCTCGAAAGCCACCTCAGTCTTAGACATTACAGCCTTCTCTTCTAGAGGTGTTAATACACCTTCACGCACACGGGTCTTCAATACAGCCGCTAGTCTAGCATCCTGTAGGTTCATCATCTGTGTTATCTCAGCCGCGATAGTCTTAGTCGCACCTGTTAATAGTTGACGTGCTGAGGCTGGGGTAGTGATGTCCTGTGCATCAGCACCATTAGCCATCTTATGTCCCATCTTAGCAAAGTCAGCGGAATGGTCAGCAGACTCGTGAATCAAATCAATAGCCGCTTTAGCATCCTTCATGTCAATGAACTGGTTAATCAGTAGGCTACCTTTTACTAAGCCCTTAACTGTTATACCAGCTAGTGATACAACATCGAACACAACTGTAGCATCTAGTACATTAAAGAATGTACGGAAGTCCTCATCCTCAAATGTAGGAGCAAATAAAGCTCGCATAGCATTGTCGTTTACCAGAGGGTTATCACCGTGCTTCTCAATCAAATCACCAAACTGTTTAATGATAAGAGCCTTGTCTTCAAGGTCAAGCTGTGTATAGAAGTTCCTGAACTTACGAATCTCGTCCGTATCAATCCCCACCATACCCAGCTTCTCACCAAAGCCTTCAATGAATCCAGCCTCTTCAAAGGCATCTGCTAATACTATGCTCTCCCTCTCAGGAAGGAACAGACCACCAACGGATGCCATCATATCGAGAGCATCCTCACCTGCAAAGGTAGAAGAGAAACGGGAGAGGTTATGACGTATCTCAGTCTTAAGACCCTGCTCCCTTATCATCTCTTGAGAGCCTTCAACACCACTAGGACGATTACGGATGTCCTCCCTAGCATAGCCACTTTCGCCTAGCAGGAAGTTCTCCTGTGCCTCTGTAGCCTTACCCAGAGTTATATCAAGGTCTTCAACATCACTGCCTCTTATCAGATTCTCACTCCGAGCCGCACCAACCATGTCCATGAATCGGATAGCCTGTCTCTCTGCGCCTCCAGAAATAACTGATTCCTGATAAGCATCAAAGCCTATCTCATCATTAGATATAGCTGTAGCCGCTTGTGTCGCACCAATGGCAACCTTTCTATCGTCTTCCTCAGCCGTGGTAACTTCTTCCTCTTCAAGAGGTTCTACCATTACTTCTGCTGGCTCGTCGATAGGAACTACTTCCAATTGTAAATCAGCTATCGCCATGTCTTTCTCCTATTACTTTGTAAATGCTTTAGAGATTTCATTTGAAAGCCCTAGTTGCAAACCCGGATTGATAATATCATTGAAGATTTCAAAGTCTCCCTTCCGTCCTGCATTCTGAATGTTAGCGTTAAGAGAGGCATTTAAGTCACCAGTAGCTAAGTCCGTATTCAGGTTCCCAAGATTCGTAGCAACATTACCTTGCACTTGAGCTACAGCATTAGATGCTCCACTGCTTGGACCACCTCCACCTGCAACCTTAGAAGCCTCAGCCTGAGCTATGGCTTGTTGTCCTTGTTTAACCTGACTACGTCTTATACGACCAGCCTGTTCTCTCCGAACTATCCTGTCTGAAGCCTCTTTACGTTGCTGAGCTTCATTGATTTCATCTTCCCTCTTCCTGCTTCCAATCAGCTTAAGAGCTGTGGAGCCAACGGCTAAGGCTGTGCCGACTATCCCTAACTGCTTAGGCATAACTAATTGTACTAACTGCTTAATCATACGTCTTGCTCCGCGTTAAGTTCAAGTGACCATCCATAAAGATGACAATCCTTATATGGTTCTGTGTGAAATAATAGACTCAATGCTCTACCCTTTCCTCTCAGATTGAGTTTAGAACTGACCACTGTGTAGCCATAATCAAACTCTCCATCATCTGGAACGAAGGTACGAGGCAATCTATAAGCCTGTTGTGGGTTTGTCCACCGTCCAGCATCTGGATGGTCTGTCCATTCCCATTGTCCCTGCAACATACAACTACTAGGATTATCAGCTATGAAGCCATCATCCACTGCAAACAACTGGGTCTCAGTTCTTCTCATGTGAGTTGTAATTGTAGACACCCGTTTAAAGACACTACTATCGCCTGCTGTAGCATAACCTGTCAGGAGATAGGCTGAGGCATCTACACCTTCTAGCCCATCATTACCTATCGTATTTGACCAGTCCCTAAAGGAAAGGTTCTTATACTCAGCTACCGTCAGTCTTCCTGTCGTAGACCCCGGAGGTTGATGTAATGTCCAGTATTTATTAGAAGTGACAAAGTCTTCAGAAGCTTTCCTAAGCTGGACAACAACAGACTGGAGCTCTGGAACTTCACCAACAACAACCAAGTCAAGTCCTCCCACTATCTGTATCTCATCTACAGCCTGTACAATAGTGTTCCTTTCTAGGAAACCTACTACATAGGGCGTGCCTCCATCTGAGATTACCTCTTTAAAACTGTAGACAAAGAATGCCTCAAGGTTTAAATCATATATCAGCTCCGTGTCATAGAAGTTACGATTAGGTGTTTCACCCCTACGTATCAACCACTTCACTTGTCTAGCGAACCTGTCATAACTTGCTACAATAAACTGCCTGTTGGACTCTGGGATATTTTCCCAGAAACTCTGTATCGTCCCCTGTGTTATGTTTATAGGTTCTGAACTACGAGCTTCCTGTGCTACAGGGAGAACATAGATACCAGCATCTGAAAGATAGAAGATATTGTTCTCAGCTACTACAGTTGCATTACGACCAATGTTACCTACCTGAGTAGCTTCACTGCTGTTTATATTAGTAGCTGTAAACAGTCTGTCACCACCGTTCACCTGCCACACACCACGGTCAGAGAATATGAATAGACTGTTACCAATCACTTCCATATTGTTTACATGACCTAAGCCTGTAAGCGTGAAGAAGCCACCATCTGTAGCTAGGGGTGAAAACTCATCCCCTGCTGTAGGGTCGCCATCTGCATAGCACTGGTTAAAGTCCTCAAGGTTCTCTGTAGCTTTAGAGAATAAAATCATACTACCAATAGATGGTGTACGGTCATCCTCTTCAATTACTTCAATCTCGTTAACAGCATATACCAGTCTGCCTACATAAGTAGTAACAGCGGAAACGCCACCTATCGTTCTATCTACAGGGATGCTCGTAATATCATAGTCAGGATTTTCCTGAGACATTAACCGTTTACGTTCTGCTCCTCGTTCAAATAGGTCTAAGATGTACCTCCCTCTTGGTGCTTTGTATCGACCATAGGTTGATTTCTTTAACTCTATAGGTGAGTAACTACCAATAGCTAATGGTTCTACTGTACCTTCACTGAGCTTATGAGCCCACACCATGTCAGCGTTGCTAGGATATACACCTATCTGCTCTGCTGTAAACTTAATCGTATCAACATCAGGAGCAGGTACGCCATCATTGGTAGCACAGTCTAGCTGTTCTCTCCAACCTTGGTTACGTAGATTGTAACGATGCTGGATGTCTAACTCCAGAGGGTCTTCCGCATCTACAGAAACAGGTCTGAAATCATATCTGTCCCCGCTACTATTGATTGTTTCTTCGACACCAAAATGGTCTCTAATCTTAAGTCGACGTTGTACCGCTGTAACTAGGTTTGTATCCACACTGTAAGATATAATTGTTATCTCTTCCTGACCGCTAGTTACAACTAAGCGACCATGAGCAAAAGAGTAATCATACTTAACATCCAGAGGAGCTCCGTTTATGGAGATTCCCGGAATAGTAAGAGGCTCACCTATAGGGAGTGTGTTACCGTCTAGGTCAACCACCTGTAAAGGGCTAGAGGAAACTGACTCTGCATCTCCATAGAAGAAATAGAAGTCCTCTCCTGTCCTCACCACAGCTATGTTTAACTGTCTAGTATTAGAAGCATCTTCCCAGATAAAAGTATCTATATCTGAGAACTGAGTATCCTCCTTCTCAACAGGATGCTCAATATGTCCTATCTCATACTCCAAACCCAATCTACGCTGACGACTACCATCTCTGTTAAGGAAGAAGTTCTCCTCATCCAGACTGGCATTATCAGGGAATGTTAAAGGTGAGGCTTCAGTAATCAGCCCCTTAACAAAGGCATTCTGCTCAATTCTTGTTCTTGCCCTTAGGCTTTTCTTCTTTGCCATTGTTCTCAGCCTCTACTTGCTTAGTAACCTTCTCAAACATCTCAGCTTCCTCTTCATTAGAGATAGCCTTTTGGTGCTTGTATTTAATAGGTTGGGGTTTAGGTCTAGCCTCGTAGAACATAATCTTCTTCTTAGCAGATATTCGTGTTGAATATAAACCTGAAAGATAACCAGCTATGTCTCCGCCATCCGACCATTTGATACGGTAGAGGTTGGGCATCTTATTGTCTGGTACTACTACTAGCTCGTTCACGTCCTGTCTCCAAATATGCGAGGTCGTCTACGACTTGGCGACTTAGCCGCTCTCCTTCCGTAGTCTGGATACCTCACGTTCTTCCCTAATGTCCAACCTTCCAAGCTCATACGTCTTTGTTGGCGGACACTCTGTTGTTCTGCTTTATCATCTGACTCTTCCATCAGCTTTACTGCCGCTACACTCTTAGCCTCAGCCAGTAGTGCAGGAAATATCTTAGCAGGAAGTGCTGGTACAAAGTTATTGTCCATACTCCAAGCAGGTATCTCTGTGAAGTGAACCTGTGATTGAGGACCAAGTACCGTGGCTTCTATCCCTGCATCCCAACTGTCAAACACCACATGTACATCATCAAAGGATGTGTAGTATTCTGGTTGTTTGTCATTCTTGATGTTGAGTTTAACGCCCTCGAAGTTCTCAATGATTGAGATGTTCTCTTGGTCACTGTCCCTTTGCTCACACTTAAGTAAGAACTCATCAGGGAACATGTATTTCATTGTGGTCATACGCCTACGTGTTTCATTAGGCTTACGACGATTGTATTTAATTAGTTTAACAGTACCTACGTTCTCTGGTACTCGTAAGAAGTTTGGTCGTTCACTGTTAGAGACACTCTCAAGTAAACCAAGTTTATGGTCATGTGCCCACAGTCTGCGAGACCACATCTCGAAGTATGTGGTTTTCACCATCTGAGCTACCTGTAAGGCTTCTTCAGTATCAGTAATTGCATTGACAGCATCACTAGACATATCATTTAGTATGTCCTGTACCATCGCTAAGAGTGTCATCTTCATTAGATTTTGTCCTCTAATAGAATTATAGATATATGAACATCAGATAAGCTGACTGTTCCTACCTTACCAGAAGCCATAGCTACACCTAATACATCACCAGCTTCCAATGGTATAATACCTGTGAAACCTAACGAGTTAATATCTGTTGATTGTTTAGTCTTGTCACGCATAATAGCACCTACAACAGGACCAACTAGATTCTGAGAATCATCTTGGTTAACATATATTGCTACTGCTAACTCTCCATCTGAAATTGTATTACTCTCTGCCATCCAGAAGTTAAACTGGTAAATTCCTTTATCACCAATGACAAAGTTACCGTCTACATCGAAAGTGATTCCTGAGCTTAAACCCTCAGGCATATCATCTGTGAATGATGTATAGTCTGCGAAGTCTCTAAGTGTTGCGTCGCCTGCCGCAATAATAGCTAACTCTATAGCAGGGTTCTCTGAATTTTGTGACTTACTTGCGTAAGCTATTTTATTGTGAGGATTAACTAAGCTTACGTCAATCCAACTACCTCCACCTACTCCATCAGCAACATAGACTTCTCCATCATTTGCTGTCTCTACACCCTTCGGTTCATGTAGCTGAGGGTCTTTTAAATCTCTATGTTGAATTGCCATTCGGCTCTCCTAATAAAAAAGGGGAAGGAAGGAATCTTCCCGCCTCCCCCGATTGGTTATAGTGAAATGTAGTTCATTATCACTTCAGCTTTACCAACACCAGCAGTCATGCCGTCGAAGTTAAAGAACAGGGAACCACCTTCCTCGAACACTTGGATGTTACCATCCGCGTCTACAGAGTATGGACCTGCAACTAAAGTGGCAAGCTTAACTACACCTACTGCGTCTAGTGGTACAGCGGCAACAACGTTGTCACTGAATACTCCACCAGCAGCAAGTTGAGCACTTAAGCCTACATTAGCTACGTCACCTGCTGTAAATGCCTCATGGACAACTACAGTGATGTCATTAAGCAGTAAGCCTACACCATCAGTGAGTTCATTCCAGAGTACACCTGTAGCAGGTACACCGTTTTCAGTCAAGACTTCCTGACCAGATAATTCAAACACATACTCATGCTCTTTGCCATTCTTACGAACGACACCTTGCACACCAGCAATGCCTAAAGGACCATAGCGTTTAATCTGACTGCCATTAGTCTTCTGAGAAGATGGCGCACCATTTAGGTCGCCAGTTCCCCAGTTGTTAATATTTCTTGCAATACGACTCATAATAAGTCCTCCTTATTTGTACTTGATAGAAGAAGTAAGAATCACTAACAGAGAGTCCAGACGCTGTAGACCGAAGCCATAACGAGCTGTCTGCACATACTCATCGCGTTGTTTATCTTTGTTACGCTCACCCTCTACACGAGGCTGTTGTCTCCAAGCCGCCATTAAAGGCTTAACATGGTCATCAGCAATACACATGAACAAGTTAGCAAGACCGTTAGTCACTGTAACTGCTACACCGTTAATGTCATTAAGTATCTCACTTGCAACAGCAGGCAGACGATTAGATGTCATTAAGTTCCAACCATAAAGGTTGATGATGAAGTTATGGTCACGAGCAAAGCCGTTCTCAGTAATATCCTGCCATGTTTGGTTCGCCGCTAAATCACCGACACCAGATGTAATCTTGAACACTACATTGAATGTAGCCTCAACAATTGGGTCAACAATGCCGACACGACCTGCCATTGGAACTTCATTCTTGTTGAATGCAAGACGAGCATAAATCAGGTCTTCCAAGTCAAGAGTAGGTTCACCAGCAATTGCACCACCTGAGCCAGCTAGACGATGACTGAAGCCATCAATAGCGTTAGGGTCAGCAGGGACTTGTCCGTCATTACAGGTCTGTAGAGCACGAGTCTCAAAGTGTTCCTGTATAGCACGAGTTGCTTCTTTACCACGCACTGCTAAGAGTGCATCAGTCTGAGAGCTGTCTTGGCGGAATTTGTCAGTCACATACCAGCCGTCACCGACATAGTCTGAGATACGCATTTCCACGTTACCAGTCTCAATTGGACTATAGGTAATAGCTTGGTCTTCTTCAATTTCTTGAATCTGAGCCTCACCTATAGTTTTAATATTCAGGACTTCTCCTTCTCCAAAGTCAGATACATCACGATAGAAGTTTGTTGGCAACAGACCGTCATGTAGATTCTGGAGGATGAAATCTGAATACTGTTCCGCTTCGATAAACGAGCGGTTAGTTGTAGTCAAAATCATTTAATTTCTCCTTAGGCGGGGATTTCCACACCTAATCGTTTATTAGTTGCCGCCTGTGAAAGTTTCCACGAGTCGGTTAATGCCTTACTGTTCGTAGCACCCATAATGGTTGCTGGCTTCTCTGTAGGTTTGCCATCTGACAAATCGACTACATGTCCACCACCGCTTGTTACGGGGTCGCTCTGAGCAGGTTTAACATTACCAACACCTAGAATCTTCAAGGTGGCAGTTGGGTTTGTCGCAATCATGCTGTTAATCTCATCCTCGCTAAAGCCAAGGTCTTTGGCTTTGCCATACATGGTTTCACTAGCCTTATCGCCGTACAACTTATTAAAGACACTCGTTACGGTAGTAATGTTTGTCTGCGTAGTTGTCTCTGTGTCACGTTTCACCAGTAGTTGTTCTACCTGTGACGCAACGTCCTCAGCAGTTATGCCTTGGATTTGTTGTTCACCTGACTTGTCATCAGGTTTCTTACTGAGGGCTTCTAGAATTTTCTCCATACTTACATTTGAGTTAGCGTTATCCCTTAGCTCCTTTAGCTCGGATTCTAACTTACCAATGTGTGATTGAGCATGCACACTACCCTTCAGAGCTTCCTCTGCGGTAGCATACTTCTGTGTGCCGTCTTCATTTAAAATCAAACTCAGATAAGTATCTGTGCCTGAAACCCCTTCTGGTGTCACTGGTGGTGTCACTGGGGGCTTACCTTGTTCCTGAGGTTTTTGTTCACCTGCGAAAATATCGGTCATATCTCTATTCCTGTGTGTAGTTTAGTAGTGCCTTGATTTCTTCAAGACATCTGTTATAGCCTATGTGGTCTGCTTGTCGCAGTGCCCAACTGGCTCCTTCATAATTATCCTTCTTCAATTGGCTCTTATCGTTTGCTTTCTGTTTACCTTCTAGCAACGCATAGAACCGCTTAAACAGTTCCTTCTGTTCAAGCATACTCTTTTCAAACTCTTCTGGTCCTTCGATACCAGCTATCCATTTGCTGTTTATCTTAGTCATCATTCCACCATATCAGGTTGTGCCGCTAGCTCTTGCTCCTCCGCAGAGAGAGCGTTAGGGTCACTAACCTCTTCCTCTACAGGGGTAGCCATATCAGATTGACTCTGAGCTTGTAACTCCATAGCCAGTTCCTGTCCTTCAGCTTGTTCCATTATGCCTACAAAAGGCTTAACTAAACTATAACGTTTCAACTGTAAGTTGTCCTCTATTAATCGAGACAGAGCCTTACCAGAGATATGAGGCATTACCAACTGACCCATAACTCCATTAAGTGTTCCGTTAAGATTCTGTAACAACTGAGCTTGCTGGGCAAAGTGTCTCGCACCTATAGGTCGAATAACACCTTCAGCCATCAAGTCCTTCTGTGTGAGGGACATGAATGTTTCAACACCAAGGTCTTCATTGAATGTACGTACCACTTCGGCACTATTCATTTCAGCGATGGAATCTGCAAGCATGCTGTTAAGCATAGGCTCTAATTGGTTAATCTCGAAGTTCGTAATCTTCTCTTGGAATATCCGACCTGCGGCATTGTCCAGAGCTTGAACCTCAAAGGCTGTCTTCTCACCGGGAGTTCTCACACCCATAGCTTCTTTGGGAGCACCTGCGAATAGCTCCATACGAGCTTCTAGCAAGGCAATCTCATTGTTAGCCATAGCTACGCCATTCAAGTTCTGACCCAGTTCTTTGACTGAGCCCTCTCCTGTAATGTGTATCTCGGTATTAGGTTCCCAGATGAACGGGTCAACATCTCCCTCAATAACAAGAGGAGGATGTACCATCAAATCTTGAGCGTCAGCCTTCAGATTCTCTAAGTGGTCAATACGGTATTGCATGCCTACTAGATTATCTAGAGGTCCCATTGCATATAAGTTGTCCGTACGTTTACGCCATCCAGCGTGGGAAATTCTAGCCTTACCTAATGGAGATGGTATGGTTCGTTTAATGACTGTCCTGCAACGGTCAATAACAATTATCTGTGCGTCCTCGTGAAGCTCCATAGTAGCACGGTCAAGGTAGTCACCTTCAAAGGTAAGTACCTCTACGTATTCACTACCGAAGTATTCACGTAGGTCTCCAAAGCCATCGACTTGGTAGCCCATTGCTTTGTTAAAGTCTGTAGTTCTGTACTCGCCTATCTGCTTCCTCATAGAGTTAACCATCTCTAAAGCAGAAGCCCATACCTCTTCCTTCTGAGCTAGCTTAACCATCTCACCTAGCGAGAGAATTTTACGTATGATTTTAGGAGAGCTTTTGAAATCAGGAGATGTAGGATTGAATACAATATCCATTGGGGATATACGAACACCCTTAGGTCCTACATACCCGCCAATCTCTTTACCCGTAACAGGGTCGTAGCTTCCTTCTATAACGTAATGTGAAGCTCCAAAGCAATTACCATAATCAATATAATCATAAAGCAGTGTAGACACTACATCACGAGTGTTGCTCTGATGTACCTTCGTACGCATATAACTCTGTATAGCATTCTTCTTGTCATACGTTTCATCTTCAAGAGTCTTACCTTCCCATTGAATCCAGTTGTCATTAGGGAACATGCTTGACACATAGTTAGCATGCAGGTTGTCCCTTATCTGACATATCTTAGGAATGGTTGTCTTGTTCTTCCAATCTAAATCATCTACAACAGTTGCTGTAGTGTCTGTAGCAAATATGAAGTCTCTCAGTTCCAGTTTCTCGGCTAACCAAGGCTGTCGTAGATTATCATACTTGTCCCAGAGCATACCAATCTCTTTCCCCAAATCATCGGAGAAAGAACTGTATATGTCCTTTAGTGTAGCAACTGTACCTGTCATTAGTGTGTCCTCAAACTGTTAAACTTAACTCCACCAAAGCGAGAGTTGTAAGCTACCTTACTTCCCATCATCTCCAGAGATTGAACTCTGCGAGGGGGTTTAGCGATTTCAATTGCACTAGCGAAGGCATCCTTGATGTCATCGTGTTTAGGACGAGCTAATACTACTTCCTCTTCCAAGGCTGTAACATGCCCACCTTTAAAGTGCCATATAGTGTTGTTCTCATATCTAGGTTCTAACACTGAGGCTATACGTTGCTCTTTGCTACCTTGGTGTCTATTAGGTCTATGCTCATCAACAGCAAGGCTCATGCCCTCCTTCCGAATCATATCCTTAATGTCTTCCACGATAATCGCTTGAGCAACTGTTACTTCCGCTCTCAGTTTCTTAAAGTAGTATTTAGAATGTAAATCGAGTATATGGTCGAAGTACACCTTAATCTTATTAGTCTTAAACCTGTCTATGTCTATTACGTAGATGAATCCATCTGGGTCCATACCTATTACGACAATAGCCGTATAGTCAGCCTTTGTATTCATTGTGAACGCAAAGTCAATGGAGGCATACAGGTTAAGGGGCTTGCCATTGACAAACCATCTACCTTCTGTATACTTGAGGTTCTTCTTATCGTAATACTGAAACTTGCTTCTATCTACACGATTACTACCCTTCTCATTCGGGTTGTTGTAATACTGTGCATAGAACTGTGTCTTATCTTCATACTCGCCGTATATGCGAGAAAGGATATTACGGTTAAAGCCGAATGCCTTTCCATCATCTCTTATAGAACGAGCCCAGATGAACTCATCGTCGACCTCAACCTTGTGTTCAATAAAAGTCCAAACTGGCAATGTATCTATCTGCTCCCCTGTGGTTTCATCGTAGACATCGTAAGCTTGGGTTGACCATGTATCGTATATATCATTAGGATGATAACGAGTACCGCATGCCATCGTGAATCCACCTGCATTCTTAATGGAGGTAAACTGTGAAGACTTCTTGCGTACTGATTCTCTTCCTTCTGGAGTATAAGCATTCTCAGGAACCATCAAGTCATCAGGCACGATGATGTCAGCATGCCAGCCTGTTGTGTTGGTTGTTAGTCCTGCCGTTGCCACGGTTGGGTCACGAATACCTTCATCGAATCTCTGCTTGTGGTCGATTATAAGTTTCTTCGTATTCCATTTCTTTCTCAAGCCTTCCTGAGGATGTATATACTCTGGGAATAACTTGAGGAATTTAGTTCCACCTAGTATCTGCTGTATAGCATATAACTGTTGCTCTGCTAATTCTGCTGTCGCTGAGACATACAGTATGGTTATCTCAGGGTGTCTTGCTATAATCCAAGCACTCCATGTTGCAACCATGTGGGACTTTAAGTGAGCTCGCGGCAATAAGATAAGCTTATTATCCGTTAGCATCTTTCCATGACCAAAGAGATTATAGTTCATCATCTCCTTGTAGATAGTCATGTGGATGTCGCCGTACAAGTAATTGGGATTAAATGTACGAGCGAACACCCTTAGGTCATCGAGACAATTCTTACGTAGAGCTTTGATATTGTCAGGCATGCGGTCCAGCTTGATTTGTGCTTCATCTCTCCAAGTAAGTTCTTCCATTGTCTCTCCTTAGTGTTTACGTAAATCTACAGACTCTTCAAGTTCTGCATACATATCCGCTCTCACTTTTGTTTCTCGTTTAATTGCTTCCTTAGTAGGTCGTCCAGCTTTCTTCTGAATCCAACCACCATCTACAAGGAACTTGTTAGCTTGGTATCCTTTGTCTCCAGCAGATAACTTAATCATATTGCCTACGGCATCTGCACGGAGCTTAATCTCCAGCTC